TCAAATGACCAGTTTTTTCCATTCCTTACCGCGTGCGTCGTTGTAAATATCGGTCATTTTTTGATTCGAATGGCCTAGCAAAATTTTGGTATCAACCCCCTGCTCTCTTAACAATCGCTCTGATAAAGATCTCTGCTCATGGAAAGAGGGAGGGGTGCCATTAGCACGCCAGTTGTAATCCACAGAATCCCGGGCTTTTTTAAATGCAACGGTTAATGTTGCTGGCTTAACCATCCCGCCGCGCTTAGCTGTCCCTTTCGCGTGATGGTGGTGCAATAGCCACGGACTAAGAACGCAATCGCGGCAGGATGACACCACATCATCCAGGGTGAGATTTAATTTATCGCAACGCAGAGCCAGAGGGATGGCAATCCGGGTTCCTGTTTTTTGCTGTTCGACATGAAGATAACCATCCCGGATATCCGAAAATTGCATTTTGCAAATATCTGAAAGGCGCTGGCCTGTCATCAGTGCCAGCAGCATACCGCGCTGTAAAAAGTAACCATCCTTTTCCGCTGCGTTATAAATCATCATCCACTCATCAAAAGTCAGTCGCTGTCTTGATATCCGCACCTGCGGTTTTTTTGCCGATTCTGCAGGGTTAAAGCCTGGCGGGACATCGCCCGTTTGCTGAGCTTCCCGGAAAACATCGATCAGTACCTTCCTGAAAATTTGTCCCATTCTGTTATGTCCTCTGGCCTTGTACTCTTCCAGTACTGATACCACATCTTTTACGGTTATGGCATCTAACGGTCTGGTGCCAAAACGTTCATCAAATACCCTGAGAGGGGCCGCTTTCTGTTTCAGCGTGTTGAGTTTGATCTCGCCGTTTTCATATCTTTCCTGTTGAATTTTTCTGTAATTATTCAGAAAAATGGTAACGGTTGATGAACCGCCGGTATCACTAATAATTTTCTCCTGCAGACTGAGCATTTGTTCCATTTGCTGCCGGGCAAGACGGCTGTTCGCTTCTGCTGCAATAGTTTCTGCCAGTTTCTGGTCAATACTGCCGAGACCGTGATTTTTGCCTGTTATGGGATGCCTGTAACGCCAGTAAACTTTGTTATTTCTTTTGTCAAAATACGGAGATAATCCCGGAACATTGGTTTTATATTTTCGCGGGCGCGCCATCTTCCAGTATCCTCTTCAAAGCAGGGTGATCTGTGGCGATCACCTCCGGCTTGTTTACCATTCCGACAAAGCGAGCTTGCGGATCCACTCGCCAGCGTCTTCCAACTTTTTTGGGGAGAGGAAATATCATTCCGGCTTTAGCGTATTTACTTAACGTACTCGGAGTTGGGACCGGTTCACTGAATTCCTCTTTTGCCCACTCAGTGAGCAGAATAAGTCTTGCCATGAGCGTCGTTCGCTAATCATGGTCGCCGCCACTATAGCTGGTGGGCAACGACCGGGGTTGAACATTAAAAATCAGCCTGATTCGGGATCAGTTTTTGCCAGATAACTGAAACGTATTTTGCCTGGTAACGGGCGTCATCAAGTGCATTATGGCGCTCACCTTCGAATGGAATAGCCGTTCTGGCATCGAAGTCTATGGCTTTCCCCAGCTCAACGATTGTGCGTACATCGCGATCGTTGTAGTAACGCCACGGGCAGGGGATCCCCTGCCGTTCGTATGAACGGCGCAAAATCGTGTTGTCGAAGTTGGCTCCATTTCCCCAAACCTGAACAAAAAATTCACCGGAGTTTTCGTCGATAAATTCCCGCAATTGTAACAGTGCATCATCTAACGGGATTTCATCGGTCATAATGGCAGATTGCGCTTCGCGTGATTGCTTAAGCCACCATTTAATGGTGTCCCGATCAATGACTCCGCCAGCAGTTTCCAGATCGATAGTCTTACTAAATTCCGGTCCCATATCTCCGGTTTGCGGATCGAAAAATATTGCACCTATTGAGATGATCGGGGCATCAGGATTTTTTCCCATGGTTTCAAGGTCGATCATTAGATGGTCACACGTCCTGCTGGTGGATGTGATTTCGTGATGACCGTTCACCTTAATTGAGTGATCTGCCGTCTCGCCAGTTTCATTATCGCTATTGTGATGCTGATTGCCGCCAGTGTTCTCCTTGTGTGGATGTTCAGCGCCTTCCATTTCCTCCAGATCATCTTCCTGAACTTCAACCTGATACTCTTCATCGAATGTTTCCTGGTATGTTGCGTCGCCCATCACCGCGCCACAATCAGGGCAGTTGCCGCCGCCGGTCTGACCGCAGGCGGTGCAGACTTTTTCCACTTCCAGTTGCGCCACTGGTTCAGGCTGTTTCGTTTCTGGCTCGTTTTGTAACGCATTTGTGCTGTTTTGTTCCGCTTTTTGGTAGTTCCGTTCCGATTCATGCTGGTTCTGGTTCACAGAATCGCGGGTCTGGATCCCCTTAACCCATTTCGGATCATTCGGGTCACTAATCCCTTCAACAAATTCACCACGTGATGCAGCAAGCAACTTATCGGCGTCAGGCTGGCTGATATTGGCTGCCTGCATAATTTTGTTTACTTCGTCAGCGGTAACTTTTATCGGCTCTGGTTGTTCTGAATCTTCAGCGGTATCTACATTTTGCGGTAAGCCCGTGTATGTGCCATTTTTTCGGGCAAAATATTCTTCTTTTGTGATTTCAGTGGCGCCAGCAGCCAGTGCCTTATCCAGACCAGAAAGTTTGTTTGCGCGACCGTATTTTTCTCCGTCCTTATCTGCGAAGAGGAAATAGAACGGCCCCTCACGCTCTACAGATGGTTCAGCTTCCGGCGCGGTTTCATTTTTTGGGATATCAGATACCTCAGTTTCCACTGCATCAGTTTGTGTTTCTGATGACTGGAGAACATCAACAGTGCCCAGGTCTGTTTCTTCATTCTCAAACACGCCCTTTGTCGTCAGGTATTCGCAGATATATTTGTTCAGTGCTATGGGATCTTTGTGAATGTCGATCGGACGCTCACGGACAAGGCCAAAAATAGTCTGGCGGTCGTAGCGAAGGGCATCAGGCTGTTTGCGCATTGATGCCGAGATACGCTTCCAGTCTTCGCGGTCGTTGTCGATAACTTCTTTTTTTGCCCAGCGATGGATGCTGCCGTCAATGTTTCCGGCATCCACATCACCAGGCCAGAGAGCGTAGGCCAGTTCGTCATCCAGTGTTTTCCATGTCTGCTTGTATTCGCGATGAATGGCAGCAATGACCGGGCTGATTTTTCCTGTTGAATTTTCAGTGTACTGTTGATTGGTTCTGGCGCGGGCGAGATCAACAACAGACGTGTATTTTCCGGTTTCCTTGCGTTCACCTTCGCGACGTTTTTTCCAGATGCGCATCTCTGCCTGAATTTCGGGCCATTTAGCACCAGGAATACATTTATGCTTAACCCACCCAATGGCGTGCAACTTAAGCTCCGGATACATGGCGTTAACTTCTGGCATTTTCATCAACGCTTCAACGATATGTCCGTCGAATGTTGCCATGTCTTCCTGCAACAATTCCTGTGCGCTAATAACCATATCAACGGTGATGTTTTCACATGTGTCGAACTTAACCATGACAGCGTTCTGTACTTCAGGGGCCAGCTTGTCAAAAGTGACGTTCATCGGATCGGATTCAGTCTCAACCGGGACAAAAGAAGCAGACTCCTCATCCCAGCGGTTTTCCTGCATATATTCAGCATCCCATGAATCGAGGGCAGGGCGGGGTATGCCAGGTTTATCCTCGCAGACAATAAATTTATAAGCGCAGTCCTGAGCAGCCGGATAATGTTCCAGGAACTGCCAGTGAAATTTTGCTCGAGCACGGCGTTCGTCGCCAGCTTCAATGGCTGTGGCTACAGCCACAGCGCCTTCTTCCCTTGTTGCCAGTTCGTCAGGAATAGCGGCGCAAATAAAGACTTTACTCATTTTGTTTTAACCTCATGACAGATTTAAGGATGAACAAATCCCTGCCATTGCTGGCATATAAGAATGAAACCGGATATTTATTACGGAACTGTTTTAAAGACCTGCCGGGATTTCGATATTATCCTGGTGAATAACTTTATCGACCGGGTAACAGTTACCGGGAATTTTCTGTTCGGTTGCTGCAGTCATACACTCCTGCATTGTCCTGTGCACACTGACTGCAATATCAACTGGCTCTCCGGAAACAAGNAAAAACTGTCAGAACAAGCACAAATGCTGAATTCATTGTGCACATCCTTTTGGCATCAGACGTAAACGAGCCAGCATTGAAACAATGCATATTTTATTTAATAGCTCCCGTTCTTGTTTTCTCTTGTTAATGGCATCTTCAGTAAATACTGGGTTACTGATAGTGACACCAATTTCAAAACAACCTTCAGACGTATTAACGTTTGGTAATAACGTTTTCATTATCGCGTCCTCAACAATGAATTTTGTGATGCAGTGCCTGGTGCCTCCAGGTGACGTTAACCAGTTAACAATTAACGCCGGATACAGAGAATCCACCCATAACACTGTTTTTGGTTTTAACTGTTCCGCGTGCGCTCAGCCGCATTCACCACATCACAAAATTCACTTTAAAAAGGGCGGCAGAGCAGTCACGGAGTAAAACTGATACCGCCAAACGTCACCAGAAAATTGATAACAGAGGGCGTTGCAGCGGGGTTGTCACTTAAGCGTATGGTCAACCTGACAACCCGGTGTCCTCAACGGGGGAAGGAATAACCCCGCCATACTTACCGCCGCACCATTTCGCGGATTGCCACAACCGGAAGCGCACGGTCGAACTAAATTTAACGACACCGTACAGAGAGACCAATTTCGCCGTGCGCTTTCGCGTTATGCCCTGACTTTTCAGGGACATATCCTTTCAGTAAACTGTCAGTGCCGGATGTTCACCCGTGTCCGGCGCACGCACTCCACCTGACCCGTGGAGAACTCCTTAATTACCAACCCTCAGGAGGGTGAAATGGATAAAAAGCAAATTGAGGCCCTGCAATCTATTATTGAAAAACAAGATGAAGCTATCAGGATTCTTTCATATCGCACTGATATGATACTAAATATGCTTTCTGCATTAACGGCTGCGCTTGGTGGTACAAAAACAAACGTATACCGCGAAGTTGTTATTCAACAGATAGATAAATTTGAAAAAACCATACCAGGTATTAATGCTCATCTTGCAGAACAAGAGAAAGACCATGCTCTTATGGCAATTTCTTCAGTAGCTCTCCCGAAAGTTGAGTAGTTTTAATTGTTGTTTTGAAATAATCACTGCTTTCACATTTGAGTGATTTCATGGCAATCCAAATGCGGGCCTCTGTGCCTGCATTTGGTTCCAGTTGCTGTAGACGTTTTGCGTCTTCCAAAAGTAAGGCGATAATGTGTTTCAGCTTCTCATCATTTGCTTGATTCTTGTTTTCAGGCGAATTCTGTCCGCCGAATAGGCGCTTCTCTTCATACAGACCTATAAAGGCACGACGCACGTTACCGGATATAGTATCGATGGTTTCTTTTTCTACGGTACTCAGGTCAAGAGTCGCCAGTTGAGAGCGAACCACATTCGATGCCATTTCCTGGAATGGTACTGGTAAATCTTTAAATTCCATCGTCAACCTCATCAGTCAGTGTTTCTGGTTAACCAGCGACGCGCGCCAGCTTCAGTTTTAAACGTTTTGCTTCTGGTATACGTCATCGCGGTAAACGTGCCGTCCTGGTTGGGGAATACGCCACATACCAGAGATTCGTTGTTGCCAAGATTGAGCATATCCATGTTGACCTCATTTCCCCTTAACGCCGGGGTAGCGGAACAAAAACCTGCTGCATAGTTATTAAAGTTGAACCCTGCCGTCATGTTCTTACGCCTCGGGCTGGCTACTTAACCCCTGACCACTGCCTGGTAACTCGAAGTATTGCCCTGCATTCTGTGGGGCGGGGTGGGTTGGTATGTTGTTAAGGTAACAAGAGTTACCTTTCGAGTCAATACAATGTTGCAAAAGGTACATTTGAGGGCATAAAAAACCCGCAATGAATGCGGGTTCTGACTCAGTCTAAGTATTGATGTATTTGTGAAACTTTACCTTTAATGGTGTAACCACCATTCAGTTCGATGGGTTTGTAAAGCGGATTCAGTGACAACAGATAGATGTTTGGTCCGTCAATCGCAACNTTTTTTTAGTGTTACGTTTGGCGTTCCTTCCAATTGGATTAAGATTATTTTTCCCACCAGTTCTCTAATGTTACTTGAGCATGGTGTGATCAGCACGGTAGATCCGTCGGGGATGGTTGGGAGGCCGTTAGAGTTTGTCATCGCATCTCCCTCAACATGCAATNAAAAAAGAGTTTTCAGCGGTTTTTGTCATGACATCAACCCAATTCTTAATACCAGGAATCTCGGTTACTGGACAACTCATATCCCAATAACCAGCCTGTTCCCACGTTAAAACGGGCAACCGGGCGATGTTGTCACTAATGTAAGGGTACTGATTCAGACGCAGATCATCGGCTTTATCGTGACCGTCCTTTCCATAAAGAATCCATTCAGGAGATTTGGAAAGCAATTTTGACAGTAGATACAAATTCTCACCGTCAGGTTTTGAAGAGCCATTTTCCCATTTTGTTACGGATACACGAGATATGCCGATTGCTTTCGCAACCTGCTGTTGGGTTAATCCAACGTCTTTTCGACGATTCCGAATACGTTCGCTGATAGTGTTTTTCATGTAACCAATGTTACTACCAAGTGATGTTGCTATGGTTGACATTGTTATGTAACTATTGTTACCCTTCTGCTCGAAATAACAGGAGAGTTTTATGTTCAAAGATGATGTTCTGCGCTATTTCAAAAAAAAGCGACTAGTAGCTGAGGCTCTTGGAATTTCACATGTGGCTGTTGTGCGGTGGAAAGCAGTTATTCCCAAACTTCGCGCAATGGAACTGGATGAAATTACTAACAGTGAATTGAAATACAACCCAGAACTTTACAAGAAGCAGGATAGCACCTCAAACGAAGGAAAGAATGATTCATGAAAATCAAGCATGAACACATCCGCATGGCGATGAATGTCTGGGCGCATCCGGACGGCGAAAAAGTACCGGCTGCGAAAATTACCAAAGCGTATTTCGAGCTGGGAATGACGTTCCCGGAACTGTATGACGACAGCCATCCGGAAGCCCTGGCCCGTAATACCCAGAAAATTTTCCGTTGGCTGGATAAAGACACCCCTGATGCTGTTGAAAAAATGCAGGCTCTGTTACCGGCGATCGAAAAGGCGATGCCGCCTTTGCTGGTGGCCCGTATGCGTAGCCACAGTTCTGAATATTACCGTGATATCGTCGAACGGAGGGATCGGCTGGTGAAGGATGTCGATGATTTTGTTGCGTCAGCGGTTGTTTTGTATGACCAGATGAATCGCGGCGGCCCGGCAGGGAATGCTGTGGTGATGCACTAAAAGCACGGTGTTCGGGGGTTTTATGAGCAGCAAGCTTCATGGTCTTGTCTGGGAAGGGTGCGCCTTCACCGGCATGATCTTATCCAGGGTGGCGGTTATGGCCCGTCTTGCAGACTACAGCAATGACGAGGGCGTGTCATGGCCTGCCATTGAAACTATCCGGCGTCAGATCGGTGCAAGAAGTGAATCCACAGTGAAATCGGCTATTGCAGAACTGGCGAAAGAGGGCTGGCTGACGAAGGAAGAGCGTAAGGTCGGTGGGCGTAATGTAAGCAATATCTATCGGCTTAATGTGGAAAAACTCGAAGCAGCTGCGGCGGCGGCGCGTGAGTCATATAAACCGAAAAGAAAAATTAGCCCGGCAAAAAATGACCCGTTAACAGTTGACCCGTCAAATATTGACCCCTCAACGGTTGACCCGTCAAATTTTGATGGATCAACTGTTGATAAAAAACTGCCGATTANGGGGCCGATGATTGACCCCGATCCGTCAGTATTAAAACCTGATCCGTCAGATAAAAGATCTTCTTGTCCGGACGCTTCGCAACCGGACCCGCAGACGGCTGAACAGGATTTTTTAACCCGACACCCTGACGCGGTTGTGTTCAGTGCGAAAAAACGCCAGTGGGGAAGTCAGGAAGATTTGGTGTGCGCACAGTGGATCTGGGGACGAATCGTGAGTCTTTACGAGCAGGCGGCCAGCTATGATGGCGAGATCACTAGACCGAAAGAACCCAACTGGACAGCATGGGCCAATGACGTTCGCACAATGCGGATGCTGGATGGCAGAACTCACAGACAAATTTGTGAAATGTTTGGGCGTCTCCAGCGGGATTCGTTCTGGGTAAAAAACATCATGAGTCCGGCAAAACTCCGGGAAAAATGGGATGAACTGGTTATCCGCCTGGGGCGTTCGCCTGCGCAGCGTTGCGTGAATCACATTTCTGAACCGGACACTGAAATACCGCCGGGATTCAGGGGGTGACGTGTCATGAAAAACATTGCGGCAGGCGGCGTTCTTGAACGTATCCGAAGACTGGCTCCGCCACATGTAACCGCCCCATTCAGAACGGTAGCGGAGTGGCACGAGTGGCAACTTGCTGAAGGCCAGAAACGTAGCGAGGAGATCAACCGCCTGAATCGCCAGTTGCGGGTGGAAAAAATTCTGAATCGCTCAGGCATCCAGCCGTTGCACCGTAAATGCTCGTTTGCGAATTACCAGGTGCAGAACGACGGTCAGCGATACGCGTTGAGCCAGGCGAAATCTATCGCTGATGAACTGATGACCGGATGCACAAATTTCGCGTTTAGCGGAAAACCTGGTACCGGGAAGAACCACTTAGCAGCAGCTATCGGGAATCGCCTGCTGAAAGACGGTCAGACAGTGATTGTGGTTACCGTNGCTGATGTTATGAGTGCCCTCCACGCCAGCTATGACGATGGGCAGTCAGGCGAAAAATTTTTGCGGGAACTGTGCGAAGTGGATCTGCTGGTTCTTGATGAAATTGGCATTCAGCGCGAGACGAAAAACGAGCAGGTGGTACTGCACCAGATTGTTGATCGCCGGACAGCGTCGATGCGCAGCGTGGGGATGCTGACAAACCTGAACTATGAGGCCATGAAAACATTGCTCGGCGAGCGGATTATGGATCGCATGACCATGAACGGCGGGCTATGGGTGAATTTTAACTGGGAGAGCTGGCGTCCGAATGTCGTCCAGCCAGGAATTGCGAAGTAATTTTTACCGGGAGAAAAATTTAATGGAGACTGTTTTTGACGCACTGAAAGCAATGGGAAAAGCCACATCCATAGAACTTGCTGCGCGACTTGATATCAGTCGTGAAGAAGTGCTGAACGAACTATGGGAACTGAAAAAGGCTGGTTTTGTTGATAAAAGCGCGTACACCTGGCGTGTGGCTGATAACAACGTTCAGCAGGAACAGCCAGCGCAGGCAGAACTGCCGGAAGAAATCACCACAGCAACAGTAGCGAAAATCTCAGAGTGCGATTTAACCGCGACGATTGAACAACGAGGACCACAAACGGCTGATGAGCTGGCTACATTGTTTGGTACCACATCACGCAAAGTGGCTTCAACGCTGGCAATGGCAATCAGCAAAGGTCGTCTGATTCGCGTAAATCAGGGCGGTAAATTTCGTTACTGCATACCGGGCGATAATTTACCAGCAGAGCCGAAAGCAGCATCGGTAGCGGAAACTGATGGTAAGGCCTTTCCTCATACCGCAGGTGTTGCGTTACCAGTACAGGAGGCTGCAACACAGGAAGATATTAAAACAGAAACTGTGGCGGACATTGTGCAGTCGCTGCCATCGTTTACTGAAACGCGAGCGGATGACCTGGTTTTACCATCACTGCATATGGCAAACCGCGAACTGCGTCGGGCGAAAAATCATGTCCAGAAGTGGGAGCGAGTCTGCGCCGCGCTGCGGGAGCTGAACAAGCACCGGGATATTGTTCGACAGATTACTGATTCTTCCCGCCGTGTTGTATCGGAAAAGTGATTGCCGGAGGCGCTTATGGCAAAAGTATTTACACAAGAAGAGCGGGAAAAAATTAAAGGGCAGGTTGTTGAGCTAGTACGCCGGAGTGGGCGCGAGACGTTACGGCAACTGGAAGCCAAGACAGGTGCGACAAGATATCTGATGAGCGTTCTCGCCAGAGAGCTGGTTGCCAGTGGCGATGTATACAACTCTGGTTACGGGTTATTCCCGTCTGAACAGGCTCGTAAGGACTGGCAAAATGCCCGCAAAAAACTATCCAGGGCAAAGGTGAAGAAACCATCTGTGGTTGATCCGGACCTTATCTGGTCATTACCAGACGGAGAAATACGCCGCTACGACAGGCGTCTGAACATAATCTGTCGCGAGTGCCGGAAGAGCGAAGTTATGCAGCGTGTGCTGGCGTTTTATCAGAATGGTTTTCGAGAGAGGCTTGGAGATCANGGATGAATAGAACGATGAAGGATGGAAGCTACATATTCTCGGTACTAAGATTTATTTTTCTGACACAAAATGACCATTTGGCGTTACATAATCCAAAAAAACGTATCAAAAATCTCAAAATGCGTTACGATTAGAGAGTATTTTGATTCTGCGTGCTCATTTTTTGATTGCTGTGGCTTTTTGTTGTGGGAGTGTTGAATGGATTATTTATCAGAAGTGTTAAAAATCATTGAAGGTGCAACAAAGGCAAATGCTTCGATGGCTAGTAATTATGCTGGGTTGCTGGCAGATAAGCTCGAACAAAAAGGGGAGGTCAAGCAAGCCAGAATGATAAGAGAAAGGTTGCTTAGAGCTCCCCAGGCGTTGGCAGGAGCTCAAAGGGCTGGAGGTGGGATATCTCTGGGCTCATTACCGGTAGATATTGATAGTCGACTCAACACTGTTGATGTCAGTTATCCTAAATTAGACAGTTCAGAGATTTTTCTGCCTGCAGCAATCAGTACCCGTGTTGAAGAGTTTATCACTAATGTTCAACGTTATGATGAGTTTGTTAAAGCTGATGCAGCATTGCCGAGTCGTATGCTCGTGTATGGAAAGCCAGGAACAGGTAAGACTATGTTATCTAAGTACATCGCTACCCGCTTAGATTTTCCACTTCTTACAGTGCGTTGCGATACTTTGATTAGTAGTTTATTGGGACAAACCAGCAAAAATCTTAGACAGGTTTTCGATTATGTAATGCAGAGGCCATCAGTGCTTTTTTTAGACGAATTTGATGCTTTAGCTGGAGCAAGAGGTAATGAGAGAGATATAGGTGAGCTTCAGCGAGTTGTCATTTCACTATTGCAGAATATGGATGCGGCATCAGAGGATACGGTAATTATTGCCTCAACTAACCATGAGCAACTTCTGGATCCTGCAATCTGGAGGCGATTTAGCTTCAGAATTCCAATGCCTCTGCCTGACATACATCAGAGAGAGTTAATTTGGAAAAATCGTTTAAAGAATATGATATGTAGCGATCTAGATTTAAGTGATTTATCAAGAAAATCGGAGGGATTATCCGGAGCAATAATTGAACAGGTGAGCTTGGATGCACGTAGGGATGCAGTTATTGAAGGTGCAAGTGTGATAAATCACCATAAATTGTATAGGCGTTTGTATCTTGCGCAATCGCTTATGGAAGGTGTAAATTTAAGCACTTACGAAGATGAAATTCGTTGGTTACGTTCTAAAGATAAAAAATTATTTTCTATCAGAGTTCTTGCTAATTTGTACAAACTTACATCAAGAGTAATTTCAAACATTCTGAAGGAGTCAGGAGCATATGAGCAGAAGGGGTACACAGTTTAGTAACGCAAAAGTTACAAACCCAATGTTAAGAATCCCTTTTTCCAGTAGTGACTTGGGTGCAATAGTAAACGCTGGCGGTGGGGCAAAGGTATTGGTTGATGTAACAGCCGAATATAGACAAGGGCTAGTAAGAAATTTAACAACCAGTAAACATTATTTAGAATCCAAACTTTCAGAGTACCCTGGAAGCTTGGGTACTTTGGTTTTCAAATTAAGAGACCAGGGAATAGCCAAAACGCATAGGCCGAACAAAATTGCTCAAGAGGCTGGATTGCAAAATGCCGGTCATGCCAAAATAGATGAAATGTTGGTTGCTGCTCATGCCGGCTGTTTTGACGTATTAGAGTCAGTCATTTTACATCGGAATATTAAAGCGATTTTGGCTAATCTAAGCGCGATTGAGCGCATTGAACCTTGGGATGAGAATAGGAAGGTTCCAGGAGGCACTGATGGTTTGTTTGAATCATCAAACATCCTTGTACGACTATTTGAGTACACAGGTGAAGATGCAACTTACAACAACTATGAAAACGTTATTTCTATATTAGAACAACACGGAGTTAAATATGATGAGATTAGACCAAAATGTGGTCTTCCCTTATTAAGGATAATGGATTTATCCCCAAATGATAGATATATATTAGACATTCTCATTGATTACCCGGGTATAAGAACGTTAATTCCAGAACCAAAATATTCAGCATTCCCGGTTAGTGTAAGTGATTCTGTTGGCATTGAAACAAATAGCTTTCCCGTACCATCAGAAGAATTACCCATTGTTGCTGTATTTGACACTGGGGTAAGCCCCATCGCGGCAACAATTACTCCTTGGGTAGTGAGTAGGGAAACATACGTAATTCCTCCTGATACGAGTTATGAACATGGGACTATGGTGTCTTCATTGATATCAGGCGCTCATTTTTTAAATGACAATCATCCATGGATTCCTGATACAAAATCTAAAATCCATGATGTTTGTGCTTTAGATGAAAATGGATCTTATATATCAGATTTAATTCTGAGGCTAGCAGATGCTGTAAATAAAAGACCAGATATAAAAGTCTGGAATTTATCTTTGGGAGGCGGACCATGTAATGAGCAGATGTTTAGTGATTTTGCGATGGAGTTAGATCGGCTCAGCGATAAATTTGGTATTTTGTTTGTAGTTGCTGCAGGTAATTATGTAGATGAACCTATACGTACATGGCCAAATCCTGATCCGCTTGGAGGTGCTGATTTAATTTCCTCTCCTGGAGAGTCAGTCCGAGCACTAACAGTTGGTTCAGTTTCTCATATGGAAGCTAATGATGCTTTAAGTGAAATTGGAACACCGACACCATATACTCGTCGTGGCCCTGGGCCTGTATTTACTCCAAAGCCAGATATAATCCATGCTGGCGGTGGGGTTCATAGACCTTGGAATGTAGGAGCAAGCAGTTTAAAGGTCGTAGGGCCAGATAATAGGCTTTGCTCTAATTTTGGTACTAGTTTTGCTGCTCCAATTGTGGCAAGTTTAGCTGCGCATACATGGCAGAGAATAGCCACTAATTCAGACTTTAATGTTTCACCGGCTTTGTTGAATAAATCAGATTTCGGGTAAGTCTCCCCCGTAGCGGGTTGTGTTTTCAGGCAATACGCACGCTTTCAGGCATACCTGCTTTCGTCATTTTGTTCAGCGCTCGTACCAGGGCCATAGCCTCCGCAACCTGACCATCGTAGTCACGCAGCGTCAGTGAACCCCCGAACAGCTGTTTTACCCGGTACATCGCCGTTTCCGCTATCGAGCGACGGTTGTAATCTGTTGTCCATTTCCACCGCGCATTACTCCCGGTCATTCGCTGATTAGCCACTGCACGGTTACGGTC